TGTTAAAAGTGTGACAGTGCTTGCAGGTATATTCGCTTGTTGAATATCACTCATTTCTTCTTCTCCTTTTTTGGCTTTGCCTGTGGAAGTGGCTCGACCACTGGATATTCTCCTGCATAAGGGACGAGCTTTGGCCTAGCGAAACCGACGATTTCCTTGCCCATATACCGGCGCTTAATCATTACCATTCCGCCGTTACGTTGATCTCCATCGCCGGACGTGTTGCCTTCGATGCACAGCACGCTTGTCTGGCCTACTTTAACGACGATTCCGATGTGGCTTATTCGATCGATGCCATCGTGTGGAAAGTCCATGAAGCAGAGATCGCCTAGCTGCGGCTTATCCTCAATCCAGCGACCAAGCTCTTTCATCTTGTGAGCACCAGCAGCCGTTGAAACCATCGATGTGATCTTGACCTTAGCTTGATCGAAGCACCAATTCACAAATGATCCGCACCATGGTAAGCCGTCGGCCTTTGTGAACTTGCCATACTTCGTCAGATTGTCGCCTTCTTCAATCGTGCCGACTTCAGCTAGTGCAACTTCAATAATCCGAGCAGCAGTGCCTTCTGGATACATTAGAGCCCAAGTGCCTTCGGATCTATTCCTAAAGCCGTTAGTTTCTCAGCAGCATCGACTTTGGCAGTTTCTACCGCTTCGGCTTCTGCCAGTCTTGCCTGTTTAGCAAGACGATTTGCAGCCCATTCAGCCACTGTTACTTCATATTCGTCAGCAGTTAATTGTGTATAGCCAGATTCTTCATCGCCTACTTGAAGAGTCAGATTTTCTTCTTTGATTACTTCAATCATTTCATTGAGTGTTGTCATTATGCTTTCGCCAATCCATAGATAGATAACGTTCCTGTAATGTTTGATGATCCGCTAAACAACACAAAGCCTGTGTATGTTCTAGCCGTTGATGCACCGCCTTGTGAAATTGAACCTTGACCATTTTCACTCGAAAAGTATTGTCCATTTAATGTTGCCATTTCTGAAGCATTACCGACTAGATTTACATAAAAATAACCACAACCTGGTGCAGCAGTAGAAGATGAATCACGAGATAATCGCAACTGATTTGCCCCGTTTGATGGCTCATTTGCGACAGTAGTATTCAAATAACTGGCATATATTGAACTTCCGTAATATCCACCGACTTGTTGCGTGTTTGTTGAATACATAAATCTTAAAAATAAATCGTCACCACTTGTTGCTGCATATAGTGACTCAATAACAAATAAATAATTATAATAACTTGAAGTGAAAACGCCAGCAAATTCTTGTGTTGCTACATTGGAAAACGATGTTCTTGAAATAAATGTCATTCCGCTTGCCGCAGCTGCCGGTGTCGCCCAAGCTGGAGCGCCCGACGCGACTGTAAGCACTTGACCCGTTGATCCAATACCTAGACGATTAAAAGTTCCTGAACCAGTGCCTTTAATTAAATCGCCAGCCGTCGTGATTGCAGTTGCCATTGAATTAGTGACTGTAACATCTCCTGAAGTGCCTCCGCCAGAGATACCTACGCCAGCAGTAACGCCAGTTATGTCTCCGACTTGTGGAGTGACCCACGTAAAGTCCATACTGGTATTAGATGTCTTCGATAAGACTTGACCAGTTGTGCCTCCAAGCAGCTCTGACATCGATGTGTCCACGGCTTGGCCAAAAGTGTTAAAATCAGCTGGAAGATTTGTAACGAGCGAACTGCTCGTCGGCATGACCCAGCCGAAGTTTGTAGTTGGATTGGCCATCGTTTCTCCTTAATTGACGACTAATGCGTCTGCATAGTCAAGTGTAGGGCTGAGCGTGTTGAAAGTTTCGGCGACACTTACATCTTGCCATTCCATAGCCTGGAGTGAGAAAGGCAGCGGAGACACGATCAAAGTCACCGATAGTTCATTAAACGAAGCCTGGAATCGCCAGCCCTCTACAAAGCCCAAGAAGTTTCCAGACTGCATATTTGCCGGCAGATTAGAAAGTGAGATTGGCTGACCCATAAATACGTTGATGAGAGCGTCTCTATCTGCGTCATCGACCTCCGGATTTGTTAGGGCAAAAGTGATCGACTCCAAGAATGCCTGCGGCTGGGCTCTGAGCGTTAAATAGAAATCGGCCTGATCATTGGCGTCGGCTGCGTGTTCCAGCGAGGTTGTAATCTGCTGAGCCAGTTTTCCGTATAGTCCGATTGAGGTTGCATCCGTAGCCGTCTCCGTTCCGGACTTCCAGACAATAGAGACGTCGTTGCGAATATCTCCGGCCTTAGTTTGGATCTTGATTCCACGCCCGAGAGCTTGATTAGCGTCAAGATCGGTGTATCCATTTGTCGCCAGATACGTTGATCGATGCGTCGAATCTGCATAAGAGATCTGACCTTGCGCATTCTCGTAAAGATAGCCGAGGCCAGACGTAGCAAGATCGGCTACAAGATTCCAAGTTACCGTCTGGTTTGATCCACGAGCTGCAAGTTCGTAATTGCCTGGACGATCTATCTCTCCAAGTCCTGTGTTTTCTGCATCAGCCCAAGTTTGAGTCGCCGGCGTGTAAGTCGCCCACGTGAGAGCTGCTGGAACTTCGCTCCAATTATTAACCAATAAATCTTCGAGAATTGTATAGATTTGGTCGCCGTCGAAATCCTTAGACAAGACGCCCAAAGTCAAGGCCTTCTGGAGTCTTGCAAGGGCTCCTAGAGCCGTGATGGAAACTTCTTGAGTGATTGCGACAGAGCCAACCTGTGAGACGGTTACGGCGACGTCCACAATTGATCCGCCAAATATTGGAACAAATGTGCCAGATGTGTCCTTGACTTGAATTGAAACCGCATCATTGATCTGAGCAGTAACAGCACCTTGATTGAGATTGATTAGATTAATCGTGCAATATCCGGCTTGCGCCTGTGTATAAATATTTGTGCGCCCAGACGAAATTGCAAGATTGGCAAGAACAACATCAGTATATTCGACGCCTTGAATAGTTACTTTCCACTCGGGAGCCCACTGAGTCATCAGAGTGCTACCAGATTACCGCCGCCACCCGTGCCGCGATAATAAGAATCGTTGAGAGTGTCCACGATTGTCCGTGCAGTGCCTTCCTTATCAAAGGCGCCATTAACTGTCAGATTAATCGTCGTTCCCATTCCGAGTCTTTCCGCATTGGCGCGATCGCTTAAACCTCGAGATTCTGCACTTCCGATAAATCCTGTTGAGGCAACAGCTCCGGCGGCTGCGGATGCGACTCCAGACGATGTTGCCGTAGCTGTTGTGCCTGTCGAGGCCGTAACACTTGGAACAGAGATCTTTGGAATAGTAGTTGTCGATGTAGTTGTCTTTGGAATCGTCACGCTTGGAACGTTAATTGATGGAGCCGAAATCTGAGAGACATTAGGCAAGAACGGAATTGAGTTATAGACACGAATCAGAGCATTGATTCCAGCCACGGCTCCAGAGATCAAAGCGTTCAGGCCAGAGATAACCGCTCCGATGACGTTTATGATTCCGCCGGCGATTTCTCCTACCACTTTAAAGGCTCCGCCTAGAACTGTGACCAGAACTGGAACGACGTACTTCTGGATGAATCCGATGAACTCTGTGAAGGCTTCTTTGTTGTCGTCGATCGCTTTCGTAATTGGCTTGAAGAAGTCTGCGAACTTGCCAAGAGCTGGCACGACCTCATTCACGACGAACTCAACAAGTCTCTGGATAATTGGCAGAAGTTGCGCACCGATTGATTCTTTAGCTTCATCGAATGTAACTTTAAGAATCTCAAGCCGTCCGGCGAATGTCTCGGCGTTGGCTGCTGCTGCTCCACCGAATAGATCAGAGAGTCTTTTCTGCGTATCTTCAAATGACATCGCTTTAAGTTCTGCCGAAGATAATCCAATGCCTAACTTGCCAAGAGCTGCCGTGTTTCCGTCGTAGGCCTTGCCCAGTGCATTGGCTACGCCATCCAAGCCTTTACCCGTGGCTTGAGAGATGTCGAGTGCAAGATTGAGAAGATCTTGAGCCTTAGTGACATCATTTGTGGATAGAGACAGCCTCTGCAAGGCCGGCCTTAATTTGTCGTCCGCGACGCCGGTCGCAAGAGATGTCTTGAGAATCTGCTTTTCGACCGAGGCAATCATTTCATTTGTTGCGCCAGTGGCATTCTTTAGCGCAGTGGCAAGTCGTATCTGGGCAGCCTCATCTTCAATTGCAGCTTTGACTCCATCGACTGCGAGCTTGATTGCATACGCTCCTGCGGCAGCTCCTGCGGCAGCAAATGCAAGTCCTGCCTTCTTGCTGAATTCGCCCATCTTTGATGAAGAGTTATCAACGTCTCCATTGGCCTGAGCCAGCGACTTTTTTAGTTGATCTACATCAGCAAGAATCGAGAGCTTGAGTGTTCTTGATTGTGCTGCCATCACCACTCCTTTAATATTCGATCAAAGGCATTTTCCCACTTGGCGATGATGTCTGGCTGTATTTCGCGGAGTGTCGGATAAATAAACCAGCCCTGAGAACCAGCGCCTTTCGGAGATCGGCCTGACCAGATTGGGAATTGCTTATATTTATTAGATCCGAATTCATTACCGCCCCAGAGATCTTTTGTAGTTCCACCACCGGAGAACTTTTGACTTACAAAGCCGAAGGATAGTTCGCCAATCTTTGACGACTTAGAAACACGGGAGCCACTGGCAATCCTGTCGGCTGCCTTACCTCTGGAGACGGCCTTTTGCTGGATTTTGCCTTGAGCAAATTCTGCCAAAGCTGACGACTCTCGTTTAGCTGCATCAGTAGCTTCTCCGTCCATCGCCTTGAATGCCGAAGTGATGCGACGAAGGTCGGCCTTGTCGTAGGCGATCTCAACCTTGTCGCTCATTCTTTTTCTCCAGTATCTCGAAAGCCGTATAGATCTGCTCCGCCGTCGTCCATTCGCTCATCGGTATTCCCGTCGCTATTGCTACCTCGACGAGTATCCGATTTACGCTTCCGGCGGCGTAACTTTTGGGAGCACGTCACCGACTGTCACGTCGGCCACAGTTTCACACCAGATGTCATAGCCCTTGATTGGCTTACCGCCTGCTTCACGCTTCATCGCATTCCACG